CGCATCGGAGGCCATGACGTGCATCCGCAAGCAGTGGTACGGACACCATGAGCCTGAGTTTGAGGATGAGCAGATGTGGGGCTACGCACGCCGGGGGTCCCACGGGGAGAAGTTTGTGGTCGATGCCCTGATCGCGTCCAACGTGCCGCTGATTAATGCATGGCCGAAGCAGTGGTCGATGCAAGATGAGAAGCGGAAAATTTCGGGGACACCTGACGGCTACATAGCTTATGACGATGAGTGGCTGGGGCTGGAGATCAAGACCATCGATCCCCGGACCAACAAATCAAACCTACCCAAGTCTGCTCATGTGGCACAACTCCAGATCTGTATGGAGCTCATCGATCAGCAGGTCGATAGGCCAGACGGGGTGTCGTTCAAGGAAGGGATCCTCCTGTATATGGATGCATCCAACTATTACGACATCATCGAGTTCAGGATCCCACGGGATCCCAAGATCATGGACAGCATGAAGAAACGCGCCGGGAAAGTTCTCGACGCCAGCACTGCTGACAGCCTGGACAGCGAAGGCAAAGCTGCTGGTGGTAAAGAGTGCAAGACGATGTGCGGCTTCCGCGAAGTCTGTGGTGTCACCCTAGAAGATGGGCGGCAGGGCAAACGTGCCAACCGTGGATCCAAGTTCGACGGACACGCGAAGCGTTATGTAGATATTAAAGATGAGGAGGAGCGCCTCAAGATGGAGCGCGACACCCTCAGAGAAGACATCATCGATGATCTGAGAGATCGTGAGATGACAACAGTTATGGTCGGCAACATCCAAGTGGAGTTGAAGACTGTAAAGGGCCGCACAACTTTAGATAAGAAAGCGGTTAAGGCGGACGGCATCGACTTGTCGCCCTATGAAATAACGGGTGCTCCTTCTGAGCGCCTGACACTTAAACGTACTTAGGAGATATGACTAATGAGTAATGCACTCACTACCTTCATGGCTAACGCGCAACTCCCTGCAACCACTGATGATGAGTTGGCTAAAGCCTTGGCATCGACAGTCGCTGACGCCGGGGGAACTTCCTCCGGTCTCAACTACCTGGGCTTCTCAGGTAAAACCGGGGTGTACTCCCTGGGCAAAAACAAGGATGACATCACTGATGAGATGCTCTTCTTGGTCGAGCCTGCTGGCACCATCGCAGGGTGGACCTGCTGGAAAGAGAACGAGGCCAAGGACAAGCACAAGTGGTTGTCCACGGACGCTGCACGCAACCCGGATCTCATCGTCAAGAAAGGTGAGCTCGATGAGCACGGACCCTACAGGGAAGGCAGTGGTGACGGCTGGAAACCCATGATGGGTGTCGGCCTGATGGAGCTCTCCGACATGTCAACGTCTGTCGAGTTCAGCACAACGGCTGTATCCGCGATCAATGGTTTGAAAGACCTAATCGCTGAGGCATCCAAGCGGCTCCTCGCTAAAGAGCCTGCCATGCCGATCATCTGGATGGGCCGCGAGAAGTTTACCGCCCAGGGTAAGGAGAACTGGAAGCCTACGTTCAATGTAGACATCTGGGTGGAGCGTGCTGCTGTGGGAGCCTTCATCGAAGGTAAACTCAGTGAGGACGATCTCATCCGTGGTAAAGCGCCACGGAAGAAGCGCGGCAAGTAGTAACCCATAAATTTAGCCCCCGCCTATTAATGGGCGGGGGCTAGATTTTCAGTCAACTCATTTATGAATTATCCTGCGGAGGTTGAAGCCGCCTATGACAAATACCCCAAAGTACGAGATGGTGTCAACCTACAACGCACTTAAACGAACAATAACGCGCTGCATCAAAGAAGGCGAGACAGCTCTAGATTTTGAGACCACTTCCTTGGATCCAAACGATGGACGGGTGCGGCTGGTCAGTCTCTGCAACAAGAAGATCAGCGCCCTGGTGGACTTCGATCAGATCAAAGGCGGCTTTGCCAAGTGCGCCAAATTATTTGAGGGTGGGGATTGGGTGGTGTTCAACGCTGGGTTCGAGCTTCGGTGGTTTACCTATGCGGAATGCCCCCATACTTCTTGCCTGGACGTGGGTAATTTACGCCGTGCTATATTGGGCGGCGGTAATTTTGCACTAAAAAATATTGTGCTCTGGGATCTAGACATTCAGATGTCCAAGGAGGAGCAGCGCAGCGACTGGAGCGCACTAGATCTGACGCAGTCTCAGCTCGACTACGCATACCTGGACGCCGATCTGACGTGGCGCTTGTGGCGCTATTGGGCTGATCAGGCTGATGAGGGCCACTGGCGTGGTTTTAGGATCCTGAACGACATGGTGCCAGCAGTCATCGAGATGGAGACCTCTGGGATGCTCCTGGACGCCGCCACGCATGATGAGCTGACCCAGGAGTGGGAGCAGGTCAAGGAGGAACGCATCGACAGGCTCCGCAGGTTCGTAGAGGCTGAAGATGTGGACAACCTAAACAGTGGGGCTCAGTGGTCTGACTACTTCGCCCTGCACCTCCCTGACAGCTTTCTAAATATCTGGCCCAGGACGGAGAAGACCGGGCAGCTTTCGATGACCAACGACACCCTCAAGATGTTGGCGGGACGCCTCGCCGTTGATGGGGAAAATCCGCTGACGGATCTCCTCGATGCATTGTCCGAATACAAGACGATCTCGAAGTACCTCTCTAGTTTTGGGGACACCTTGATCCACAAGATGGACGGCGGCGGACGGATCCATGCTAGGTTTAATATCGGAGCCGCCAAGACATGCCGTTTCTCCAGCTCAGACCCAAACCTCCAACAGATGCCCCGTGACCGGGATCTGCTGGGACAGGCAACCTCCGTCCGTAGATCCTTCATTGCAGGGTTGGGACGGCGGCTAGTCTCCCTCGACTATTCAGGCATCGAGCTTCGGGTCTTGGCGCTGCTTTCAGGGGACGATCAGCTCCTGGAAGATATGGTCGAGGGAGATGTCCACTCTGAGGTGGCGGCGGTGATCGCAGGCCACAAGATTGATAAGAAAACAAAGGACGGCAAAGCAGCACGTCAGGCTGCGAAGGGGGTGTCCTTTGGTATTATCTATGGCTCAGGTTCCGGGGGGCTTGCAGCCACCATGAGGACCTCTGTGGCGGAGGCCCAGGGGTACATAAACTTCTGGAGAGCCCGATACCCTGAAGCCTTCCAGCTCCGGTATGACATGATGGATGAAGTCAGCAAGACCAAGCGGATCCGCATGATCGACGGCGGCACAGTTTATATGGGGCGGCAAGCAGATCTCCCGAAGTGTGCAAATTATCCCGTTCAGAGAGCAGCTCTCAGTGTGATGGCAAGAGCAATAGTACGTCACAAGACTTCACTGGACATAGCCAGGGAGAAGAAGCGCCAGCGGATGACCCGGATGCTGTCCACCATCCACGATGCTCTCATCGATGAGGCTGCGGACAACGATGCAGATGAGTGCCTAGCAATTATGGAGACGGATATGATCCAAGGCTACCTGGACATTTTCCCCGGAGCACCCATTGACCGTTTGGTCGAGGGTGGAACAGGCCCCAACTGGGGCGAACTAGACTAGGAGATCGATATGTCAAAACCAGAAATGGGTACGTTACAAGATGCTATGACTTGGTTAGAAGAAAAGAAGAAGGAAAGACTAGAAGTGAAATGCCCTTGCTGCACCCAAACGGTCATGGTTTGGAGACGCCGTATTTATGGGACCTTAATCCAGCAACTGTGTAGATTAGTTGCATACGGGCAGGGCGGAGCAACGAGTGGAGTGCTATCCAAGAAAACAGGCGGGGGAGATCACGCTAAACTGCGTTGGTGGGGTTTAGTCGAGCAGGACCCTGAAGATATGACTTGGTTTGCTACCGCAAAAGGGCATGAGTTCCTCAAGGGAAATATGAAGATACCTAAGTGGATCTATGTGTTTAATAATCAACTCCAGTACCGCAGCGAAGATGAATTGGTGCGTGCAGGGGAGTGTACAGGTAAATTCAGCCTGGAGGAGATCCGGTCACGGGAGGGTGTTCAATTTCCCTCTTGACCTCAATGCTTGATGGGTGCATAATGCTTCAAGCATTGAAACAAGGAGAAAACATTATGTCACACATTGGGTTTGAAACAGCGGCTGAAGCACTGGATTTTATCTTCGCGGGTAAATCCCTGGTGACGATCTCCAGTGCCAAGACTGGCAACCACTTCACCTTTAAGATCAACCAAAAGGAAAACGAGGACAGCACCGTATCGCCTTTCTTTGTGAAGCACTTGTCCGGGCCTGATAACTCTTGGAACGGGGACTGGAACTTCACAGGTTTCATCCCTGACCGGGAGCGTGGCAAGCTCATCTCCGGGAGGAAAGGCACCGTAGGATCCGACAGCTTTAAAGGGCTGGCATGGACCCTCGCTAAACTCGCTTCCGGGGTGATCCCCGAAGATCTCACCATCCAGCACAACGATGCGTGCGGACGGTGCGGACGGGATCTCACAGATCCAGTTTCGGTAGCCACCGGACTGGGTCCAATCTGCCGCGAAAAGGAGTAGCCATGAGCGAGGCCAAGATACAGCGCCGTGTCGATGTTTTCGATGCGGCTCTTTTGGAAGTAACCCATATCCGTGGAGAGGTATACGGCAGTCCTCTACTCAGCTTTGAGAAAATAGCAACGATGAAAGATCGCTTAAAGTTCTGTGAGAACCCGTCGATCCGACACGCCCTGGAGATGATTTGCGTCAAGATCGTCAGGATCGCTGGGGCTCCAGATAGCCGCAGCATGGATAGTGTAATTGATGTCGCCGGGTACGCCCGGACCATCGCTATGATTTTAGATGAGGAGGAAAACCAGTGAAATTCAATACAGAACTAGCTAAGAAATATGAGGCCAGACGGAAGCGCCATCTAGCGTCTCAGAAAATATACGCCGAAATGAAAACAGAAAACAACAAACGCTGCTGCGTATGGATCCCCCGTGAGAGGGAAGATGAGTTCAGGGTGTCTATGAAACGTCTCAGGAAGAAGTGGGACAAGGGGGGTGCGTAGTAATAAACACCCTGTAGCTATATGGACGCTATACGATGATGGTTCACGGGATT